GAATGGGAGCAGGAGCATCTTAATGAGGGTAGATATACTCTCAATATGGTTAAGATTGATCATAAGGTCAGAGAAGTAATAAACCATATTAAACAGGCAGAAGCTAAAAAAGAACTTTTGCAGCATAAGGTGGAAGACGCCGCTCCACAAGTTTCCGTAGCTACTTAATAAAAAGCTACATCGTTGGAAAAATCCAATCCACATCACAGGGGCTCTTGCGCTCTATTAAAAACTAAGCTATAACTATTTTACTATACAATTAATTAATTGGATATCGACGCGTATAGTCGACGGCCTAGAGACGATATCCTATAACTAGGAGAATAATTATGGCAAGATCAACGTTTAGCGGACCGGTAAGATCCTTAAGAGGATTCTTAGGAACTGGCCCACAAATGGCTCAATCAATAGGTGCAGGAACTACCGATGGTGGAACTGACATTGCAGGGATTGATAAATATCAAGGTAAAGTAATACAGGTTGGAGACAATGTTACTGTATTTAACTTACCTTCAATCATAGACACAGCAACTTCTGCAGTAGCAGGATCTGATGATCCAAACTCTACAAACAGAGTTGGAATGATGTATGAGTTTATAATGACTGCAAGTTTAACATCATCAAATACTTTCACTTTGAATGCAGGAACTGCAGCGGGTAGAAGTACAGCTGATGTTTTTAGAGGTTGTGCATGGTACAACAATACAGCGACTGATCCAGGAGTTGTAACTGCTTTTACTGCAGGTGGTACTGACACTTTAACTTTAAGTGCAACTACTAAAGGTGGACTAGAAGGTGCTCACATAAGATGTAGAGCAGTTGATGGTTTAATTTGGTCAATTGATGCATTCCTAATTGGGAATGGTACATTTGCTCAACCTTGGAGCTAATAGATAAATAATTATTGTGGGCCTTCGGGCCCACGATTAATAATTAAGGAGAAAAAAATATGACAATACAATCGCCTAACATAGCTTCAAGTTATGTAGACACAGAAGGAACTACAGTTCAAGTAGGAAGAACAAGAGTATATGGAGTTTATCTTGATAGTTTAGGAGTAGCTGGAGATTTTGTAATTCGTGATGGAAGCAGTACTGGAACAATAAAATTTAAAGTTGCAACACCTGCTGTCGCAGAATCTATTACAATTAATTTCCCTCAACCTATTCTATGTAAAGATAAATTGTATACAGCATTTACTACTGAACAAGTTTTATGTGCTACGGTCTTTCATAGTGGTGGAGACAGCAACTAGGAGGCATAAGTGGCTTTTTCAGGCACAAGTACATTCGAGAAAACATTCTCGGTCGATGATATTATTACTGAAGCTTTTGAAAGATTAGGCTTTTTTGATTATACAGGTAATGATCTTAGATCGGCGAGACGATCTTTAAATATTCTATTCCAAGAATGGCAAAATAGAGGTGTTCATTTTTGGGAAGTGGATAGTCATGCTTTCACACTGGCTACAGATCAAAATACATATACTATTTATAGATCACCTGCTGATGGAAACGCAGATGGAATTACTTCAAATTTAAGTGCAGCTATCAATTCTACAGATTTAACGATTCCTATGGAATCAGTAACCCAGATGCCTGCTTCAGGTAAAATTAGAATTAATTCAGAGGTTATAAAATACTCTTCTATTTCAAATTTAAATTTAATTGTTTCTTCTACAGCAGATAGAGGAATTGATGATACAACAGCAGCGGGTCATGCACAAAATGATCCTGTAACTAATTTTGTGGATATGGCTTCTGATATCTTAGAAGCGAGTTATAGAACTTTAACAGATGTAGATACACCCTTATCAAAAATTAATAGATCACAATATTCAGCTTTTTCAAATAAAATTTCAACTGGACAACCTTCTCAATATTGGGTTCAAAGATTTATAGATAGGGTTACAGTTACTCTATATTTAACACCTGGAGCGAATCAAAATAGTGACTTTATGCATTTCTATTATTTAAAAAGAATTCAAGATGCAGGAGCCTATACTAATGAAGCAGATGTAGTTAATAGATTTGTACCTTGTATGTGTGCAGGTTTAGCTTACTACCTGGCTCAGAAAAAAGCTCCTCAAAGAGTTCAAGAAATGAAATTATTATACGAAGATGAATTAAATAGAGCATTACAGGAAGATGGATCACCAGCGAGTGTTTACATTTCACCTAAAACTTATTATCCGGAGATTTAATGGCAAAGTTTGCAAAAGGAAAATATGCATTAGCAATTTCAGATCGAAGTGGATTAGCTTTTCCATGGAGACAAATGGTTACGGAATGGAATGGAGCATTTGTTCATACTTCAGAATATGAACCTAAGCAACCACAGTTAGAACCAAAACCATTTGTTGCAGATCCTCAAGGACTAGAACAAGCTAGACCTGCAAGAACAGAATTTGGTACTCAAGATTTTTTACCTAAGAATCCTTTTACAACTGCAGCGGCTTCTAAACAAGTTACAGTTTCAGAACCATTTAGTGATAGATCTAATAATGATATCGTAAGATTTACCGAAGTTAAATCTGCTGTAGGTGGAGTAGCAATGTCTACTTTGGAATTAACAACTACATTGTCTGCAAATATTACAGCCAGCGCTACAAGTATTGCGGTAGCAGATTCTTCAGCTTTTCCAAGTGCAGGTTTTTTTATGATTGAAAAAATTATAACTCAAGCTGATCTTGCTGCAGGCTCAACTACAAGATTAAAAGTAGGAGATTATGCTAATGAAGTAATTCGGTATACAGGAAACGCCGGAAATACTTTTACAGGATGTATTAGAGGAACTAATTCTCAATTTAGAGGAAGAGTACCTGTTAATACTACCGCTGGCGCTCATGATTCAGGTGCAAAAGTTTATGGAGGTTATTCAATAACTATGGTACAAACAACACATAAGCAAGCTGGGCAACCATCAACTGTGACTCAAGAGAATAGTTATACTTTTAATTTAGTTGCAAATGCAGCAGCAAGCGCAAAAGGAGGAGGATTCCAAGTCTTAGCAGGACCATTGGATTTCCAACAAGGATAATATGACATACGCAGAATTAGTTGACAAAATTAGAAATTACACAGAGGTTACTTCAACAGTTTTAACCGATGCTATCGTCAATGGTTTTATTGAAGATGCTGAATGGAAAATTTTTAGAGAGGTAGACACAGATGCTGGTCGAAGATATAAAACAGCACAGCTTATAGCAGGGACTCGTTTTATAGATGAGCCTACAAATGCTTTAGTGGTAAGATCTCTACAAGTTGTAGATTCTGACGGCGTAGCAGAAGCCGATAATAGGAATTTTTTACAGTACAGAGACACTAGTTTTATGTCCGAATTTAACCCTACCAATGCTCAAGGGGTCCCTAAATACTATAGCTTATGGGATGATAATACCATCGTTGTGGCTCCCATTCCAGATGCCACTTATACCCTTCAATTAAATTATATCTTGAAACCCCCTGGTTTATCTAGTACAAATACGACAACATATTTAAGTTTGAATTTTCCCAACGGACTTTTGTATGCATGCCTTATAGAAGCACTTTCTTTTCTAAAGGGGCCAAATGATCTCTTGCAATTATACGAAGGAAAGTATAAACAAGTATTAGAAGGCTTCTCAATAGAACAAATGGGAAGAAGAAGACGAGACGAATATCAAAGTGGTGTTCCTCGGATAGGAAAATAAGTTAAGGAGATAAACATGGCTATAACACAAGCAATTGCAAACAACTTTAAAAAGTTATTGATGGAAGGAGACTTCAACGGGAAGGCTTCTGGCGGTGATAAATTTAAGTTAGCTCTTTATACTTCTTCCGCTACTCTAAACTCAGCTACAACTTCTTACACAACAGGAAATGAAGTTGGTGCAAGTGGTACATATTCAGCAGGTGGTGGAGCTCTTGTTAACGCAGGAACTTCTATGACTGCAGGTGTGGCTAGAGTCGATTGGGCAGACCTTTCTTTTACAGGGGTTACACTAACGGCTAGAGGAGCATTAATTTATAATACATCATCAACGACTACTAAGTCAGCGGTGTGTGTTTTAGATTTTGGAGGAGACAAAACAGCTACTTCTGGTACATTCACAGTTCAATTTCCAGCAGCAACTTCAACAGCAGCAATTCTTAGAGTCTCGGGATAATAGGGAGGTAACTTCCTATGTCAGCAGGATGGAATAGACTTACCTGGGGGTTTGGTACCTGGGGTTTACTTGGTAATATTACTGTTAGTTTAACAGGGCAAGCATTAACTGCTTCCTTGGGTAATGAAACAAGTAGTGCCGACTATACTAATATTCCTACTGGTCAAGCTTTAACTGCTGCCCTTTCTAGTTCAACATCCGTAACTGGAACTACCAGTGCATATCCAACAGGTCAAGCATTAACAACTACACTCGCAAACGCAGACGCGGGCCCTGATGCAATGTTAAGTACTAACCTTGCAACAATGGCTCTTGGAAGTGTTGAAGCTTATAACCAATCAGGTTGGGGAAGATATTTTTGGGGTCAATGGGTTTGGGGCGCTGAAGGAGATTGGGCAAATGTAAGCGTAACAGGTCAAGCTTTAACCGCGGCTCTAGGAACTGAAACAGTTCAAGCCGATGCAACTTTAACTCTTAATACTTTAAATGTAGCACAAATTACTTTAGCTAATGTAGACCCCGCACCAGATGCGATGATTACAGGCAATTTCATGATTGCCGCTTTAGGCACTGTCTCTGGTGTAGCAGATCATGTTGTTAGTCCCACAGGACAAGCATTAACAGCCACATTAGGAACAGCTACTTTAGATGCAAATACACTTCCCACTATTACAGGTTTTGGTTTAACAGCAGCTTTAGGTACAGGTACAACTGTTGTAGGAAATGCAGTTATAAATGTAACGGGATTTGGGTTGACTGTAGCCGTAGGAAGTGGTAGTGCTTTAATCTGGAATGAAGTAGATACAGGTTCAGCACCTTTAGAGCCTCCAGGATGGCAAATAGTGGCTGCATAAAGAGGTTTGACAGAAACCACTTTTTTTAATAATATGAATATATAAGGAATTAAAAATGGCTAACTCGACATCAGCAAGTCTAAAACTTACAGTACAAGCAACCGGCGAAAATTCGGGAACTTGGGGACAAATTACAAATACAAACTTATTAATATTAGAACAAGCTATTGGTGGTTACGATGCGTTTAATGTAACTAATGCAAGTAGAGCATTAACTTTTACCAACGGTGCTGTGTCTAATGGAAAAAATGAAGTTATAAAATTAACAGGTACATTAGCTGCAAACGTTAATGTTACTATTCCAGATTCTGTAGAAAAAACATATACAGTTTGGGATGGGTGTGATCATGCTGGTTATACACTAACTTTCAAAACTACTTCTGGAACAGGGATTCTTTTATGTGAAGGCCACACTTATCAATTATGGTCTGATGGAACTAATGTTTATAAAGGTTCTGAATTAAAAGTATGGAGAGCAGTTACTGCAGCTGAAACAGTTCAAGCAGGTGCTCAACTTTTAGTAAATACAAATGGTGGAGGAGTCACGGTGACACTTCCAGCGTCACCAAGTACAGGTGATATGGTTACATTTGTAGACCAAGGTTATGATTTCAATTCAAATGCTTTAGTTGTTGGTAGAAATAGTTCTAACATTGCTAACGCAGCATCTAATTTAACAGTTAACACACAAGGCGCAGCTTTCTCACTAGTTTTTTCTGGTGATGCTACTACTGGCTGGACTTACACAGAGAAATAGGAGATAATAAATTATGTCAAATTACGAAGCTACAAAATACGATTTCTCTGGTGCCAACCTTACAGGTATCGAAGGAATTCCAACAGGTACTATTGTACCGTGGTCGACTGGTTCAGTACCAACTGGTTTCTTAGA